TCTTATCCTTCATCAATTTCTGTAAATCTGCAGTAGAACCTATAAATAGGGCATTTTGAATGTTAGTGTCACCACCCTGCTTTACTTCTGCATTCTCAATATCTATTCTTTTTTGTTGTAGATCTAATAATTGAATATTAGTTTCAGTAACAGTTTTTAACAATTGACCAGCCACTTCATAGGCTCTTGGTTGATCTGTTTCTTTAGCTAATTCCAACACACCTTCAATTGCATCTTTACCTTTGTCTAATAATTGATAAACATTTTCTCTACTTCTTTCGTAATCTTCTTTAAATTCATTATCTTTATTATTATAATTAGATATAACAGCTAAAGATTTTTCAATCTTCAATTCTACATCATCCACGTCCAAAGCATCACTAAAATTTTTATTTCTCATCATGGATTCTCCGTAATAGTAGTTGTTACATTCCATTTGTCATCTGCATCAGCTGTTGTAGGATCAGGCTCTTGTACTATTCTAGCTGCAGCAGTTCCTAATGCAGTACTGGTTGGACTTTCAAACAATGTAGATGTACTCCCTAAAACCCATTCAGCTCCGCTTTCTGAACCTTTAACCTTTTCTGTTAAATCAAAAGTATTTTTTATTCCCGTTACTTGTAATACTCTTGAGCTACTATTCCATGAAGTAACTGTAGCCGTGGATGAAGCTAAAAGATGCTCTGTTCCCTGATAAACTGTCTCGCCAACTCTGAATGTACCACTACCACCTGTGTCCATAGTAAAATCTGTTACATTTAAATCATTGTTAGCATATATCTGTGTAATAGTTTTGGTGATTATATTGCTATCTTTACTCGGGCCATAGAGATAACTTTTTACCTCAAAATCCAATGACCAGATAATAAAACGCCTCTCTGTAAAATCGCCTTCCCATGTATCATCCTGTGTTATACTTGATAAAAGTACTGGCATATCATGCTTGACTACATCTCTGATTGTGACTGTGAATTCTGGTGTAAAAAATGGTAAAATCTGTTCTATAACTTTTAATCCATCTTCAGTAGTTTTAGCAGCTACTGCCAATTGTAAGCTTAAATTATAAGGTACTCTTTCATAACGATAAGAAATTCTATTTGCATTAGTAGTAGTAGATGTTGATGCATCTAACACAGCTGTTTCACCACTGTATTCACCTGTAATTGTTTCACCATCAGTAAAAGTACCAGTTGTATCCATTAAAGCGATAGTGGTATTAGTGGGCTGATCAACTACAAAACCCAAAGCACTACTAGTTGCACCTGTTACTTTTTCACCTGTAATAAATGATCCTGTTGGTATCCCTGCTAAATTCAAAGTAATATATACATTACTCATCCTCTGCATAGTATTCAACTTTCTTGTTGAATCGTATGATATATCAGTCCATTCATAACTCATTCTAGGCCATGTTTGCTGAACTTCTGTTTCAGTGGGATCAAATGTTTGATTCAATCTTTGTACAAATCTAGCTCTAGGTGCATAAGCCAATGGTATCTTAATAGTTTCTATTGTACCATCAGCCTTCTCCCTTTCTATATTGATATTATTAAAAATAGTACCAAAGGCAACTAGAATTTTTCTGATAGATTGATTGTAAAAAGTTTTTCCCAGCATTAAAATTCACCAAAAGGATTGGACTCTGTGAAGTCTACTATTCCACTATCAGCCGCAGTTTCTACTTCGATATTCTGTGCGAATTTATCAGTAGGTAATGTCAAATCATCAAATGAGCTCAAAGTCCATGTAGCAGTACCATCAGTAATGGCCACTCCAGTAGTAAAATCACCTTGAATATTCATTACCCTCAACACCCTTGTGCCACTATCCCAACTAATCACTTCACCTCTAGCTGAAGAATCCGTAGCTGAAGTTCCTTGGTATATAATTGTTCCAGTTGTAAATGTTCCACTGCCACCTGCACTCATAGTCAGATCAATACTGTAGGAATAAGTAGTTTCCACACTATCAATTGCTGCCACACCTGTAGCCAGTTCTTCATCTGAATATTGGAATAGAGCACATTCAAGCTGATAAGTAAAATTTCTTCCTAATTGAAAAAATGGTATTTGATCCTCTACAAAAGTAATTTCATACAGCTGTGATGAAAATGGCAAATATACCAAGTCACCTTCTCTGGGCTTAGTAAGAGTTGCATCAGCTGCTGTAATAACATCAGTAAATCTACTTTGAGCCATAACTAATTGGACTGTATCTCTGACTTCAACACCAAATCTTGAAATCAAATCCCCTTCTCCACCAAATCCTTCTATAGTATCATCACCCAAATGGATTTCGATTGTATAAGAAGTAGTAAAACTATTCCTTTCTGCATCTTCAAAAATAGAATCAATATTGTTTTGAGATCTAGGCAAATAATTTACATCCATTCCCATAATCTGAATAGATTCCACTATCAAACTATTCAATAGAGTTCTTTCAGCCGGAGATGTATTATGTGAAAAGTAACTACTAGTAGCCATTTTACCCCACTATGAAATTTAATGGTAGTTCAAATGTCAAATGTATTTCTTCTTCTAGTGTTGATATTTCCTCAGTAGCAGCATCTAAAATTGTAGAGCCACTATAAGTCAGACCACCAGGCAATGTCATACCATCATATTTAATAAGATTCAAACCCCATTGACGTTTAAGTAAAGATGTTGTGTATTTTTTTAGCCATCTATCATTGTAAATTTGAGTATATGTTTCTGGATCAAGAATCCTGTAACATTCTAATATTAAATATTCATCTACCTTGATATCATTTGTCCAATCCATATAGATATAAATCCTATCCATATGTCGATTGTAATCAAATGGGTGTGCCCCTACTAGCATTTTATCAATATCACCCAATCTACTTTGAATCATTCCATAGCGAGATAAATTAACATCAGTTAAGTCATACAAATCTGTTAAACGCAATTGATAACGTATATCAAACAAATTAGTAGTAGAACTAGATGAAAAAGGAAAAATATTTACAATACCAGTAATGGCATCAGAAACAGATAGATACTTATTAGTTTTATCAGCTGCTGTTATTTGATGCTGAACATAAGTTCTTTCTATAGCATCATAATGATAGTCCTGATAAAACTGCAAAGCATTATCTATCGCATCCTGTTCCTGATCTGTACTAATATTAATATCAATCACACCATCGCCAAGTTGTCTTTTACAGTAGGATAATAATGTTGCTCTTGAAGTTGGTGCAGCCATTTTTTACCTCTAAACTTCAGTCGGTGGAAGTTCTGTTAATGGAGTTTCTGTTAATTGTTCAACATCACCTTCGCCATTATTTTCAGCTTGAACAACTGCTTCTAGTGTTCCAGTATCAGTATTTAAATTATACTGTAGATTGGGATCACCACCTTTATCTCTTACCATGTTAGTAATAAAATCTCGTAGATCATTTTCCAATTCGCGCGTAGCGTATTGTTGAGATTCAGTTTTCCTATATCCCCGTTGAATTAAATCAACGTGTGTTTGGATTTGTGTCAATTCATTTGATTCTAATTGTATCTGTTCAGCCATAATATTTTCTCCTAATTTTCATATTACATTGTTATTTATAAGTCCAGTGAATCTGTATCTATAGTTTCTTCTATGATCTCTTTAACAGAAGTCAATGAGTCTATTTCCTGATATGTTTCTATAGTAATTTCTGGTACTTCATTCGATTTCACTTTGTTCCAAGCATCTTGTGGATTTTCAGCATCTATAAATTTAGTTATATATTGCTTAATCACATATGCTACCTGATATTTAGCCATTATATTATCCCCTCCGAATCAATATCATTTTTAGTAATTTCAGTTATTTTTATATTTTTAGGTGTACCATATGGATCTACAATTTCATCCATATGATATATTCCTATTTCACCTATTTCTTCATTGCCAATAATTGAATCACCCTTCACAGCTTTGATCAAATGCTCTAAATTACCAGTTGTACTTGTAGCATATAATTGATGTATATTTTCCTTTGTAAAAGTAATTTTATATTCTTTCATCCAAATCCCCTTAATTTAAATATGTGGTAAAAGATACATACGAACTCAAATAATTGCTAGGCAAAGTAACGCCAGATCTAGTCCAGCAAGCACGATAAGCGTAAGTTACTGCAGTATCCCATCCAACATTAGTTCCCATATTCCAACTTTGAGAAGAAGAAGTTGATCCAGAAACTTTCCAAGTAGTTCCTCCTACACCCCAAGTTTGACCAGAAGTGATATAAACTGAACCTCCACCTGCATTTGTAGGGTATGCATAAAATG